TGTAAGGAGGAACGACAAAATGGCGATTGCGACCATTGGTTCCCATTTCATGCAGGGTACCGGCACCGGCACTTTGACTTGGGCCGAGTTGTTCAAGTTCAAGACCGATCCCACGCTAAACTAAGGGGCAATTGGCGTGGCTAAATCCCGGAATTAAGCGGGAAGGCTAAACCCGAAAGGGCAAGCTAATCCGAACCGAAGGCTGTACGAAGTACAGTCAGGGGCAACGCATAGAGGGTGAAAAGATATAATCCCTCCACGAGGCCGGGACACCTGATGAGGGTGAAAAGATATGCTGAACTCATGGGAAACCATGAGAAGTGCAGGATAAAAAGCCTGTACGGTAACAGATGGATTGACCCCCCGGAGGTGCTGGACACCACTACCCAGGCCGACCATGCGCGTACCAGTATCTTTGGCCTGGCGGCGAATGACGCCAAGACCTTCACGCTGAACTACGACAGCGCTGTGTATGACACCATCAAGGCGCTGGAGGGCCAGGAGCAGAACCTGTCCATGTGGTTCGGTGACACTTTCGACAGCGCCACCAACACCTACACCCCCACTGGCAGCTTCGGCAAGTTCACTGGAAAGGGCTACCTGTACGTCACCCCGAACGGCGGCGACGTGAACGCTGTGCGTGACATGACCGTGACGCTGGCTGTGACCGTTCCCTTTGTGAAGGAATCGGCTTAATCTACCCATGATGGGCGGGGGTTCGCTCCCGCCCTTTTTTCAAAATAACGGTTAAAAAAGGAGAGAAAAACAATGGCTGATACGAAGCAGGGCAACAAGATTGAATTTGACTACAACGGCAAGCACTATCGCCTTGAATATGACCGCAAGTCCGTGCTGCGCATGGAACAGGCTGGGTATAAGCCGGGTGAAACGGAACTTTCCCCGTATACCGAACTGAATATCCTGTGGGCTGGTGCCTTTGCTAAGAACCACCTGACCGGGCCTAATCGTGTCAGCGACAGGGTTATCGAGGAGATTCTTAATGAGGTCAAGATGGACAAGTTGGAACTCCGCGACATCCTGCGGAACATGATTTCCGAAACCTACCGATCCCTGATGGATGAGAACAACGAGGGAAACGTGGAGTTGACGGTGACGATTTAAACGAATCGGAGCCGTCAGAGGAACCCACACTAAGAGAGATTTTTGAGGGCGCGTTCCCGTACTACTTGTCTATGGGAATGACCTATGATGAATTTTGGCATGGCGAACCGTCGTTGGTGAAGGACTATCGAAAAGCCTACGACATGAAACGCCATGAAAAGAACTATGAACTTTGGATGCAAGGAAGATACATCTTTGAAGCCCTGCGCTGTGCGCCGTTGCTGGTTGGATTCCCTGAAAAGGGGTACAAGGTTCCAAGCGGTGCGGGTTATCCTGATATGCCCTATCCGTTGACGGAGCAGGAAGCGCGGGAGCGCGAGATACAGCGCGAAAACGAGAACACCAAACGCTTCATAGCACAGTTGGAAGCGGAGAGCAAACGAAACTTAGAAAAAGCCAAGAAGGAGGCGGTTGAAAATGGCAGAGAATACGATTGACAATCTGTCTATTCAAGTAACGGCAAGTGCCGAGAGCGCTACGAGGGTGTTTGACCGCCTCGCTTCTGGCATGGGCCGTGTGCGCAGTGCTTCGCAAGGTGCTGCGGGTGGCATGGAAGATGCCGCTAATGCCGCCGAGGATATGGGAACTGCTACGGCAACTGCTGGTACAGAATCAGGAAAAGCAGCGCCTAAAGTTCGCAATCTTGGCAAAGACGCAAAAACCGCTGGCGATAACGCAAAGAAGGGCGCGTCTGGCCTTAAAACCTTCTGGGAATCCTTGAAGCGTATTGCGTTCTATCGGTTTGTGCGAAGCATCATTAAGAGTATAACGAATGCTTTCAGCACTGGTATTACCAATCTGTATCATTGGAGTGATGCTCTTGGAGGTCACTTCGCAAAGAACATGGACAGATTGGCTACAAGCACACAATACTTGAAAAATGGCCTTGGTACGCTTGTTGCTCCTTTGATTGAAGCTGTTATTCCTGCTATTGATTGGCTGATTGATAGAATTGTTGATGGTATCAATTATATCAATATGTTCTTTGCAGCTATCAGCGGAAAATCCACATACACCGCCGCAAAAAAGGTGGCGGCTGTCTGGGACGATTCCAGTAAGAAGGTCGCAAGCAGCACAAAGAAAGCATCTGATGACATCAAGCGGACGATTCTCGGATTCGACGAAATTAATAAGCTGGTAAAGCAGAATGAATCTTCTGGGAGCAGCGGGCGTTCGTCTGGGAAAAAATTGCCAAACTATGGGGCCATGTTTGAAGAACGGCCATTGACAGGAGGTTTTAAGGGCTTTTCAAATGCGATTGAAAATGCGCTAAGTAACACACTGTCCAGAATTGGGCTTATTGTTAGCGGCGCTTCTCTTGCTGTCGGTGCCATTCTTACATTCAGTGGTGCGAACGTGCCTCTCGGCTTGTCATTGATGGCAGCTGGCGCTTCTGGGCTTGTCAGCATTATCGGAATGAATTGGAACGGGTTAAGTGCCGACATAAAGTTGGCGATAGGCGCTGTTGAAGCGGTTGTCGGCGGTTCGCTGTTGGCGATAGGCGGAATACTTGCGTTCTCCGGCGTGAAAACCGGGCTTGGTATAGCCATGATGGCGGCTGGCGCTGTCAGCCTTGCCTCTGCCGTTGGGTTGAACTGGGGTTTCCTGACCGGCAAGGTGTCTGCTTCTGCGAAAGGCGTTGTTGGCGCTATCAGTGCAGCGTCTATTGCGCTTGGTGCGATTCTTACATTTAGTGGTGTTAATGCACCACTTGGCATCGGACTGATGGCTGCTGGAATAAGCGGTGCGGCAGTTACGCTGAGTTGGGATTGGCTTAAAAACAAACTTAGAGGACAAGTTGCGACTATAACAGCTATTGTTAGTGGTTCGCTGCTTGCTCTTGGCGCTGTTTTAGCATTTAGCGGTGCGGCAACTCCTCTTGGTATCGGTATGATGGCGGTTGGTGCTGTGGGGCTTGCCTCTACAGTGGCGGCGAATTGGGATGTGATTACTAATGCGTTGAGAGGTACTATCGGAAAGGCAACCGCAATTATCAGCGGCGCTTCTTTGGTGCTTGGTATTCTTGCCTTGATTTGCGGCGCTGTACCTTTGGGTCTTGGCTTGATTCTTGCCGGTGCAACTGGCCTTGCCGCTACCGTAGCGGCAAACTGGAACAATTTGAGAAACCTTGGCGTCCTGGCAATCAAGATGGTTAAAGAAGGTTGGGACAGTCTGAAAAACAAGGCTTTCCAGATTGCCGTGAACGTGATAAATGATGCCGTTAAGTGGTGGCAGGACGTACAACGTTGGTGGAACGGTGTTGTCGGAATCGTCAAGGGAATCACGACGTTTGTAATCAACAACGCGAAAGCGTGGTGGCGTGACGTACAGCACTGGTGGGACGGCGTTGTCGGTACGGTTGCTGGGTTCGTGACCAGCGTTATCAACAATGCCGCGACATGGTGGAGCAATGTTAAGAAGTGGTGGGGCGAAAAGGTTGGCGCGGTCGCCGGGTTTACGTTGAACATGATAAACGATGCCGTCAAGTGGTGGGACGATGTAAAGAAGTTCTGGGAAGAAGCCACCAAAGATTTGAGCCTTGGTGCAGCCGTTGATTTTTTGATTAATGTATCGGTGAAAATCGCGGGAAGAATTTGGGACGGCGTTACAAGTTTCTGGGATTGGCTGTGGGGAAAAGGCGGTAACGTTCAGCCCACAGGCATGATTGGATCAAATGGCAAAATGGCAGAAATTACGGCATCTGTTGACGCTGTTGCTGGAAAGAACATGATAGGGGGCAGTTCAAAGTTTACTGGTGGTTTGGCCCCGGATGTCAGTGACGTAGATGCTGTGGCGCGAATCGACGCAGACCCTGAATGGGGTTGGGCGTGGAATTTGTTAGGCTACCTTGGCATCAACAACCTTGACACTTCTGTGTGGGTGGATGCCGAAACTCCGTGGGGGTACTGGCACAAGTCCCCGCTTGAATGGTTGGGATTGAACAATTTGTCCACAGTGGTCAGCGTGACGGCAAAAGTAGTCGGCAGCGTCGCTGGTGTAGTAGGCAAAATCTTTGGCAGGGCCACTGGCGGCGTATACAGCGGCGGCAGATGGAGCGACATCCCGCAATACGCTGGCGGCACGACGAACGCTGGTAGCTTGTTTGTGGCTGGCGAGGCAGGGCCGGAGATCGTGGGCCATGTCGGAGGCAGGACGGAAGTGCTGAACAAATCCCAGCTTGCGTCTGCCATGTACAGCGCGGTACAGGCGGCAATGGCTCCCGCCGCTGCGAACTTTGCGGAAGCTGCGGCGAACATGGGCGTTGCGGAAACGGGCTTTGACTTTGAAACGCTGGCTGACATGGTACGTCAGGGCGTAGAACAGGCCATGAGCCGTAGCAACGACTACGACAGGCAAAAGGTGGAACTGCTGCGGAGCATCAACGACAAGGACTTCAACGTGGATGTGTCCACCGCAAGCATCAACAAGGCACAGCAGCGTATGAACAGACGGGCTGGCGTGACCATCGCCCCCGTTGGAACCTGATAGGAGGGACAGGATATGCCTAATCAAGCCTATAACCCCATCAAGAGCGTTGGCGGCGTGACGAATCTTCCTGTCCCTTCAAAGTATGACTGGAAGCTGTCGGACGTTTCAGCCGCCGACGCTGGGCGCACCGAGGACGCGAAGATGCACAAGTTACGCATCGCCCAGAAAGTGCATATTGAGTTGGAATGGCAGAATGTGTCCGATGCCGTGGCCCAGACGGTGTTGACGGCGTTCCAGCCTGAATACATCAGCGTGAACTACTACGATTACAAGGCGATGGCGTTCCAGACCAAGACGTTTTACGTGGGTGACAGACAGGTGACATCCTATAACCGCGTGTTGGGGATTGGCACAATGTCGTTTAACATCATCGAGCAGTAAAGGGGGGCTTTGAATGTACCCTATTACAAACGAGGTCAAGGCCCTCTTTGAAGCCGAACAGCGGCAGATATTGAGGATCACGGGCACGGACAAGAACGGCGTAGCTATCAATATCACCGATGAAGATATTGTCCTGAACAGCTTTAATCTTGACCGCTGCTCCTGCAACGGCGAAAAGCTGGAAGTGGGTACAGCGATTGCGTCTGAAATGACGTTTAAGTTGGACAACTACGACGGCAGATTCAACAGCGTTGTGTTTGAGGGGACGGAGTTGTTCGCGGAGATCGGCATTGCCGACTGGACGCAGAACAACCCGACCGTGTATTGGATTCCGTGCGGGTACTTTACGTGCTACGACCAGCCGCGAAGCCTGTCCACCATTACGATCCACGCGCTGGACAGGATGGCGAGGTTTGACAAGCTGCCCCCGGCATTCATGCCGTGGACTACGCAGGGCGGCGCGAACATGACCACCAGCGGCGGCACTGTGATTGAGTTTTTGACGAGTGTCGCGTTCCCGATTCGGGTGGTGGACTTGGTTACGCGCATCTGTACGCTGTGCAATGTACCTATGGCAACCGTGTCCCGGACGAACAGCATATACACGATCCCGTCCATGCCTGATTTGCAGCAGAACGTGACCTTCCGCAATCTGATCCAGTGGTGCGCGGGAATCATGTGCAGCAACGCATGGATTAACTGGAATGGCGAACTCGTTTTTTCGTGGACAAATAGTGCCACAACCTATAAATGCGAAGCCGCCAACAGGTTTTCAAGTGATGTCTATGAGAATGACCTGTCGTTCAGTGGTGTCAGTTACACCAATACACAGGGCGTGACGATTGTCTCAGGCAGCGCGGGATATACGTTGGATTTGACTGGTAACTATCTGGCAGCTAACGGCATATCTACCATCCTGCCGAACATCAGGACGTATATCAACAATTTTTTCTACCGTCCTTTTTCCGCGTCGGTCATCAACGCGCCTTATCTGTGGCCTATGGATGACATACAGGTTGCAGATAAAACAGGTTATTGGCGCAGGAGTATACTCACCAACGTGAACTTCGGCATCAACAGCACGACGGAGTTAAAGAGCGAAGGCGAGACTGTACAGACCAACAGCGGAACCGCGCCAAGTGGTGTGACGAATGAACAGGGGTTCCTGGTCGAACAGGCTGTCGATAAGACAAACCGTAAAATCAATGATGCCACCACGCAGGAAGCGATTTTTAACAGCCTGACCAACAACGGCGAAGAACAGGCGCTGATATTGTACAACGGAAAACTGTACCTGAACGCCACGTATATTCGGACTGGTACTCTCGTTGCGGATTTCATCAAGGGTGGCACATTGACCCTTGGCGGCTTGAACAACACGAATGGCCTGTTGAAAGTGGTTGACACAAGAGGCGATGAAATTGGACAACTTGGGAATGACGGCTTTATATTGAACAAGGGTTCAATAGATTTGAACTTTGGTGCGTTTAAAGTTACAAATGCTGGCGCATTGACAGCGTTAAACGCTACACTCAATGGCGCGTTGGGGTCTACGGGAACCGATATAGATGGAAACATAATAAATACAAGAATTGCAAACGGCAAAATAAGAATGTTCGGAACCATAGACGATGGAGATATACAATCATGGCAACCAAACACATATCTTTACCTCAATGTGTTTGGCGGCAGTAATCCAAGTTCGGACATTATGGCAAGTGTTTCACAGTTTGAAATCTCTTGCCTTGGTTTAGAACAGCAGCACAGCGGCAATCTAATCATTCTTGCCGAGGACGGCGATTACAGTCATCAGAGTGAGCGCGGTAAAGTTGTCATCAGGGGAGCGGAGGTTGATATTACAGATAATTGGAGAAACAGCCGAGGACAATCTCCACTATTGGTGATAAGTGGCTCTGCACGTTATACGCCTGTTTCCGAGTACATAACTATCAACACCAAAGTTGACATAAACGGGAATCTGGCTGTCAACGGCACAAAATCCAGATCGGTTGTCACTGACCAATACTCTGACCGCCTCCTGTACTGTTACGAAACTCCGTCCCCGATGTTTGGTGACGTTGGCGAGGGGACAATCGGAGAGGACGGCAAGTGCTACGTCTGGCTTGACCCAGTGTTCGCGCAGACCATTACCACGACGCAGTATCAAGTGTTTCTACAGCGGTACGGCAACGGCGAGTGTTGGGTGAGTGAGCGCAAGGGCAGCTACTTTGTGGTGGAAGGTACTCCCGGCATGGCGTTTGGCTGGGAACTGAAAGCCAAGCAGCGAGGCTTCGACCAAAAACGACTTGAACGAAACGACGAACTGTTTACCGTACCAGCCCAGACTTACGGCGAGGATGCCGCAAGGCACATCGAAGATTTGAAGAAAGAGAGGATTTCAGCATGAGCAAGATTGTTACTTCTGTGACTGTTTTCAATGACGCGATTGGAACCCGCATGAGCGCGACCTACAGCGAGATCGACGAGGCCACGGGCCGGGTCATCAGCGACAACAACCGCTTTGACCGGGTGATTACCGACAAGGACGTGAAGTCTGCGGCAAACGGCCTGATCGACTACGCCACGGAAAGTCTGCCAGAATAAGGAGGGATAGCATGACCATTGACGGACTGAACGCCCTCACGACGTTGACGGCGGGCGATGAGATTCCTGTGTGGGACACGGAGGCCAGCGTGGAGGAGCCGACAAAGAAGATCACCGCGCAGAACATGGCGAACTCCGTGAAAACGCTGGCAGACCTGCAAGGAACTTTGACCTTCGACACAACGCCCACCACTAACAGCACCAACCCCGTGACCTCTGGCGGCATCAAGACCGCGATTGCGGACAGCCAACTGTCCAGCGTGATTAGCCTTTCGATGTTCACCAACATTGACAGCCATGTGAACACGGACAGCTTTTTCAGGCTGCGCGTCGGCAATGTGGTGTATCTGTCAATCAGGCTTGATTTTAGTGTCGCTACCACCATAAGCGGTAGTGGCTTAAAATTATTTGATATAAACAGTTCTATTGCCCCACGCCAACAAATCCTGGTTTCACCGATTGTTAGCAGCAGCGGCAGTTTGATTACCAGTGCATCCGTCTGGCTTGAGGCGAATAGCCCGAGGAAAGTGACACTCTATGGTACGTCCTTGCCAAATGGTACGTTTTACTGCAACTTGACCTATCTGATGTAAGGAGTTAAAAATATGAAACGTAAAAAGATTGAGTACGAGCCAGAGGGCTACAGCGAGGAGACACCCGTCGATACCGTGTGGGTACGCGACGGGCGCGGACAGATGATAAAGTTGGAGGTGGAGGACGATGCTGGCGACGATTAGGCATCAGGACACAGGACGGCTTGTTGTCGTTGCCAAGTGCCTGACGGGCTACCTCAAAATCTCTGAAAAAGTCACCGATGCCGACAGCTACGTCAAGGTCAACGGCGTGTACGACGCAGATTTCACGGCGTTCGTGGTATCGTGGCAGACCTCCCATGGTTGCACCCCTGACGGAATTATCGGCCCCGATACGTGGAGAGCGATTGCCAAAGCCGCGCCGACATGCAGCACGAGCAAAAACCGAAAGAGTGGCTATACATTCGCTTTGCAGCTTCTTTTGGACGGCAACGTGACCGCCGATGGAATATACGGCCCTCGCACAAAAGCGGCTGTGGTGGCGTTCCAGAGCGCGACAGGGCTATCTGCTGACGGCATCTGCGGCCCGAAAACGTGGTCTGCGCTGATTGTCGGAGCGCAGCCCCAGCCAGCGCCCACTCCCGGCGAGTTCGTCAAGCCCGTGGACTATAAACAGGCGGCAAAACCGTGGGGGCCGCGTATGTACTCCAACCACAACGACCCGAAGCAAACGATGGCTAACAGCGGTTGCGGCCCGACTGCCTGCGCGGACGTTGTGGCGACCCTCAAGGACAAATCCGTTGACCCGTGGACGCTTGCACAGCTTGCTATGCAGTGGGGCGACAGGACGTACAACAGCGGCACGGCGTGGACGTTCTTCGGACACGTTGCCGATAAATACGGTTTCTCCAAAATGGTTGAAACCAAGTCCTTTGCCGCGCTGAAAGCCTGTCTCGATGCTGGCGGCTATGTGGTCTGCTCCATGTCCAAGGGCTATTGGACAAGCGGGGGCCACTACATTTGCGCGTGGAAATACGACGATACGTATGTCTATGCCAATGACCCGGCATCATCGACCCGTAAGAAGCAGAAATCAGCCGATTTCAAGGCGCAGTGCAAGCGGTATTTCTGCTTCTACCCTGACCCGCAGCCCGAACCCACGAAGGAACCTGACGAGAGCAACGCTGATAAGGACATAAATGTCCCTGTCAAGCGCGGAACGAAGATTTGCGACATCAGTCATCATCAACCGAATGTGAACTATGATAAGTTCATAGCGGACACAGCACTTATCATCCTCCGGGCTGGCTATCGTGGGGAAGGTACGACTGGGCTTGACGGTATTGTGAAGATTGATACCTGCTTCGTGAAACACGCCAATGCACTAAAAGCCCGTGGGGTTAGGTTTGGTGTATATTTCTACAGCATTGCCAACACTGTCGCAAAGGCAAAGGAAGAAGCACAGGCGCTTTATAAATTCGCCAAAGACTACGCCCCGTTATTCTGGGCGATTGACGCTGAAAAACCGCACATCACTACCGATGCCATAGGCGCATTTGCGGACGAATTGAGGAAGCTGGGCTGCGGGAAAATCGGCGCGTATGTCGCAAACGAAAAGTACGACAGCCCCTATCATTTTGACAATGTGCGGGACAAGTTCAACTTTGTTTGGATTCCTGACTATAGGAAAAACACAACTGTACGCAAGTGCGACCTGTGGCAGTACACCAGCACGGGGAGCGTTGCCGGAATTAATGGCAATGTGGACATGAGCAGGATCACTGGCGAGGGACACGACCTTGCGTGGTTTACGGAGGGATAGCGCAATGATAAGAGGCACGACACCAGACTATATACTGACGCTGGACGGGGTGGACTTGTCCGACAAGACGGTCTATGTGACCATCAAGCAGTGCCAGAAGCTGCTGACCAAGACGGGCGACGAACTGACCATCGCCGTGGACGAGACGGGCAGCACCATCGCCTTCGCGCTGACGCAGGAGGACACGCTGGGGCTGAGCGCTGGCAGCGCGTCCATTCAGGTGCGGTTTATTGATTCCGATGGCGTGGCGAGGGCCACGGAGACGGCGGCGCTGAACGTGGAGAAGGTACTGCTGGAGAGGGTGATTGAGTATGACGATAATCCCGCTTAGAGTAGCTGAAAACGGCGTGACGCTGCCGATGACAGTGGCTGAAAACGGCGGCACAGTGCCGCTGGGCGTGGAGCAGGTGCGGGTTATTGAATACGTGACCCGCGATTATAACTTGCTCGACAACAAACCCAGCATTGAGGGTGTTCAGTTGCAGGGCGATAAGACCTTCGTTCAGCTTGGCCTTAATGATATTAGCGCACAGGACATTGACGAGATCATCTATGGAGGCATGTAACAATGGCTAATGAGTTTTTGAGCAAAACTGGTCTGACCTATCTGTGGAGCAGGATTACGGCAATCTTCGCCACAAAAGATGACGTGCCATCGAAGGTGAGCGAGATAACAAACGACGGCGACGGCACCAGTCCGTTCGCTACGCAGGCATATGTTGGCGCAAACGGCGGGAAGATTGACAAGATTCAGGTAAACGGCACAGACCAGACGATTACCAACAAGACCGTGAACCTTGCCGTGCCCACCAAGGTTTCCGACCTGACCAATGACAGCGGCTATCAGACCGCATCGCAGGTCTCCACCGCCATCAGTGCCGCCGTTTCCAGCGCCTACAAGTACAAGGGCAGCGTGGCGACCGTGAATGACCTGCCCGCAAGCGGTAACACCGCTGGCGATGTCTACGACGTGCAGGCCACTGGCGTTAATTACGCATGGACGGGCACGGCATGGGACGCGCTGGGCCAGATTGTAGATACATCACTTCTTTGGGCGAAATCAGAACTGACCGCAATTACCACCGCTGAGATTGATACCATCACTGGCTGACAGGAGGTAGACAATGGCTAACGAGTATCTTGACAAGGCCGGGCTGGAATATCTATGGGGCAAAATCGGAACCAAAATTGCATCAATGGCATCTGGGGTATTGCATTACGGCGAGTGCGCAACCGCTGCCGGAACTCAGACCAAGGCGGTGTCCATTGAGGGCATTACCGAATTGACAAAGGGATTGTGTATTGCCGTTCGATTTGCGAACGCGCAGACATATAACGGCGTTCCAAGGTTGAACCTGAACAGCCTTGGGGCAGTTGACATTATCCGCACCGCAGCAACGAACGCCGCAAGATATGAGTGGGTCGCCGGTGAAGTGCTGTTTATGATCTACAGTGGCAGCAAGTGGATTCTGGTTGACGGCGGCGTGGCTACGACCACATATTACGGTCATACCAAATTGGCGACAAGCGCGACCTCTACTTCAACCGCCTTGGCCGCTACACCTGCATCTATCAACAGTCTGGCACAGAATATGATTGCAGGCATGGCGGTTTATTCCGCATCGTCAACCTATGCGGTGGGCGACCGTGTGCGGTACAGCTACAGCATTTGGGAGTGCAACACGGCAATCACGACCGCCGAGGCGTGGAACGCTGAACACTGGACTGAGCTTCCGTCCTTGCAGGAGCAGATCGACAGCATAGATGATCTTCCTACTGTGACGGCCTCCGATAATGGCAAATTCTTGCGAGTAGTAGACGGAGCATGGGCGGCGACAAGCCTTCCGAGCGCGATGGGGGTGAGCTTCTGATGGCTGATTATTTGACCACTGATACCGAGTTGGCATCTGTCGCCAGCTCCATACGCACAAAGGGCGGCACTTCTTCGCCTTTGGTTTATCCAACTGGGTTTGTCAATGCAATTAATGCAATAGAGGTTGGCGTTGATACTTCTGATGCCAATGCCACAGCGAATGACATTTTAAGTGGAAAAACGGCATATGTGAATGGTTTAAAAGTTACTGGTAACATTCAAAGCAAATCTTCATCGAATCTAACTGCTTCAGGCGCGACCGTTACTGCGCCAGCAGGTTATTATCCCACCGATGCCACCAAAACAATCGACAGCGGCTCCACGACGCAAAATGCGCCGACCATTAATTCTTCCACAGGACTTGTCACTGCGACCACTACGGTTACAGCAGGCTATCAGGGCGCGAGTACCAAGAGCAACACGCTACAATTGATCACTCAGGCCGCGCAAACCATAACTCCAGGTACGACTAACATAACCATCGCGGCAGGAAAGTATCTAACGGGTACACAGACGATTGCCGGGGATAGTAATCTGGTTTCGGAGAATATTGCCGAAGGTGTTAGTATATTTGGCGTAACTGGGGCACATAACGGTAGTTCTTCACTTCCTTCGTTTAATCCGGGTAAAGTGATAGAATTCAGTGTATATGGACAAAAAAGGGACGAGTCCCTCGTATTTTATGCAATCGATGGAATGACGTGGAACGAGTACATAAATTCAGATTTTAAAGGCCATGACTTGTTTATTGTTGGTTATAATACAGATGCAATATTCTCCAATCCGTTTACGTATCAGACCGAAGATCCGGTATACTATGGCAATGTCGACAACGAACCCGTATTATTAAACGATGTTATTCAAGAAAATGGTAGCTATGTGATAGTCGACGATGAATCCGGAGGAGGAGGTAGTGATAATTAATGAATAATTGCACAATCCAATATGAAAACGACACTATATTTGATTCAAAACTTTTTGATGCGTTTCCCAGCAGCTATACTTTGGCCACAGCAGGAAAAGTGTGTGAAGATGATATTGTTGTGAATTTAAATGTGAATACTGTGACTGTCGATATCGGATTAGAATCGAACGCACTTATACGTTTTTTGTTGCCTGACGGAGTGACTGAGACGGAATATAACGAAAGCGACCCAGGAGCTGGAAGATTTTCACATGGTTACATATTTACAATTCCTTGGTTTTCAACGTTTAGCATTTTGACAACAACCACCAAAAACTATTTTTATATTAATGGCACACAGATGATTGCTGGGAGTAAGATAAATCTTGGTACCGGGACAAGAAAACAAAGTTTCTTAGTATACAAGTTTACATTAACTAACGAAGATTTGTTTTTAAACTGATGGTTTTATTGGGTAAGCAATATAGATAACAATGTTTGGGAACCCGGTGTTTATGGCTGGGACGAAGCAAGCAAGATGCGGGAGGAGCCGACATAGGAGGTGGAGAACATGGGCGATACGATAGTTGTAGCCGCCATATCTCTGATTGGCACGATCATTACGGTATGGGCGGCGAACAGGCACACGTTAGCTGAACTGGACAAGAAATCGGAATTGTCCGACGCGAAGTTGGACGCGAAGCTGGAAAAGCATCAGGCCGTGACCGACACGAAGATTGAAGAACTGACACGCAAGGTTGAGCGTCACAACAACATGATAGAGCGAACCTATCAGCTTGAAGGGCGCATGAACGAAGCGGAGCATGACATAAAGGACTTGAAGGGGAGGGTTGCGTAATGTTTCTTTTGAGCGATTCTGTCTATACGCTAATGAAGTGGCTGACCTTGGTTGTAATACCGGCTCTGACTACCGCCTATGTCGGCTTGAGTGCCGTGTGGCATTGGCCCTATGCCGAGGAAGTGGCAAAGACTTCTGCGGTGGTGTGTACCATGTTAGGTGCGCTGCTGGGGATCTCCACCGCGCAGTACAACAAACAGGAACCGCCTGACAACTTGTAAGCAGTAGTGTAAGCAGTAGACTTCAATTTTCTGCCATTTTTTGCCATTTTGCAGAAATAGCAAAAGCCCCGAAAACTCCGTGTTTTCAGGGCTTTTTGTGGTCTGGGTGGAGAGATTTGAACTCTCGGCCTCTTGATACGTTGCCCGACAGTCATACTACTCACCTCACAAATATGTTACAATAAAACTCTCAATTTTGCAATACAATCTAAATGAAATAATCGCAATATTGCCATGACAAATGCTTGACAATTCTCAAAATTGAGAGTATACTATAACCATCGAATCGCAAAAGTGACAGTGAAAGGGGGTGTGTGAGTGGTAAACGTGGAGCGTTTGCGGGAGGAAATGAAGAATAGGTCTGTTACGCCTGATGCGGCG